AAAGCGTCAAGGAAGGCATCTTAGGTGGTGTCCGTGGTTATCTAGACACCATCCCAACAATGGCTGCTGGTGTCAACGCCATTGTGCAAGATACTTCTAAGAACCTCGAAGACGGCATCTTCAACGTATTCGCTCGCGGAGAGTTCAGCGTAAAGAGCTTCTTCAAGACACTAATCGAGCAGATGCTTCGTTTGCATATCCAAATGGCAATCATGAAGCCATTGATGAATATGTTCATGGGCACGTTCGGTGGCAGTTCGGTTGGCGGTGCTGTAGCAGGCGGATCGGGCATCAAGTTTCAAGCCCTAGGCGGCGCCTGGAGTCACGGCGTCCAGATGTACGCAGCAGGTGGCGTGTTTGACCGCGCTACAGCGTTCCAGCATGCAGGCGGCCTAGGCGTACTGGGTGAGGACGGCGCTGAAGGTGTCCTACCGCTCCGTCGCAATGCAGCTGGACAGCTGGGCGTCATCGCATCCGGCGCAG